TGCAAGCCAGTTACTTCCAGAGGAAAAACCCAAGTACGTTGAATGTGTGAGGGGTGTTTTAAAGGGTTACAGTGAGGCTGTAAAATAATGGATGCAATCTCAATCACATTAGCTTCAATATTAATCAGCAAGATAGCTGATGAACTACTGGCAAAATCAAAGAGCGAAAAGCTCAAGAAATATGTAGGGCTATTTTCGCTTATAGCAAGAATATTTACTAAAAAATAGGAGGGTTGAAAAATGATGAAAGGATATAAAACATGGTTAGCAGTTATCGGCATGGTAGCTTTAGGAGTTGTTGATATTATCAACGGTATGCCTGAAGCAGGTGTTACGAAAATTGTCGGTGCGCTTGCGCTTGTCGGCATTGGGCATAAAGTCGAAAAAACTAAACAATAACAACAAATTAACCGGATGCCTTTTGCAAGAGGTTAAGGGTTGTTGCCGTTTCAGCAACCTCTATCAAATATCATAAAGAGTTTGCTTGCTTAAATGAGGTTTAAAGATTGAAATATCGCCAGGTGCAAGGCTTTCGGGTTGAAGTAACCTGGGAGTATCAAACACAAATAGCCGTTGACCGAAGCATCAAGACTGAATGGGTTGATTTGATTCAAGGGTTATTGGTGATGAAGAAAGGCTTTTGCTTTGAACCTTCTGGACCGACTATAAAAACAGCTTCTATAATGCAAGGTTGTTGCGCTCATGATGCAATTTATTATTTAATACGAAATGGGCATCTTGAAAAACACTGGAAGGAATTGGCAGACGACCTAATGCGAGAAATTCATTTAAAAGACAAAGTTGCTGAAATCAGGGCAAGCTATTTCCATTGGAGCGTTATTAATTTTGGCAAACCGGCGATTGACCCACGGAAACGGAAAAAGGTTTTAACAGCGCCATGAAATAATCACACATGGAGGGGGACACCATGAAATCTCTAATTATTACAGTATTTTTAATTTTTACGCTATGTAGTTGCATAACACCAACATTTACAGTCAAGGAAGCTGATAGCCGCTTTGACGCAAACAAAGACCGATTTTTCACTTCAGACGGCAACCGGATTTCGTCAAAGTCTGTTGCAGGCGGTCTGCTTATTGATACAAGTGGATTATATATTAATCCCTTTGTATCTAAAGACAGCACAGGAAAAATCAGTACACTCGGATTGTACATCTATAACGACACAAATTATGATACAAAGTACGGCGCACCAAATACACTTGGCTATATAGAATTAATTACTTTCAGACTCGCAGGTGGTAGTCTTATTGATTTAAGGGTAGTTGATCAAGATGTTAAGCACGATGACGTTGGCTATTACAATAAAGTAAGCCGCTCATTTTCACTCAGCATACTCGAAACCGGAAGGGCTTATATCACAAAAGAGCAATTCAGACAGATAGCAACAGCAAAGCATATATCATGTAAGGTGTATGGTTCAGAGCTTGCAGCTACTTTTGAAACGAAAGATATATCAAAGGCGTTTTTAGTAAATCTTAACCAGTTTTATCAAATGTATGTGAAATGACTAAGCACATTAAATATCCTACTGAAATCAAACGGGATTTCATGTGCAGGGCAAAGACAGTAAGAGAATTGCTAAAACATAGAGAAAAACAAAGTGAAAACCGGAAATCCAAATTGGAAAAAAGGAAAGTCAGGTAATCCTAACGGAAGACCCAAAGGCATAAACACAAAGATTCATGCCCTACAAGAAGCTATTAAACTGGTTGAAAAACAGAAAGGGAAAAAGAAATTTCTCATTCATGCTGTTGAACAAGCATATGAAGACAAAGGCGTTTTGATTGCAATTCTAAAGAAGATTGCACCAGACCTGAAAGCTGTTGAAATAGCTGGAATGGAAGGTGGCTCAATTAAGATAACGGTGTCTAAAGAATGACCGAATATGAGATAGAGTTCAAAAAGGATATTTTCAACTCAGTTTATTATCCATTCTTAGATGACCAGACCCGAATACAGATATTCTTTGGGGGTGCTTCATCCGGTAAGTCAATATTCACGATAGGGCAAAGGGTGCTTTATGACCTGCTTAACGGTGGACGAAACTATCTATGCTGTAGAAACACAGCCCGAACTATCAGAGTAAGCATATTTAATGAGCTTACAAAGGCAATAGTTAAGTACAACCTGTCATCGCTCTTTAAAATAAACAAGTCTGACATGAGCGTTACCTGTGTGAATGGGTATCAGGCGCTTACAACCGGCCTTGACGATGTTGAAAAGGTAAAATCAACCACACCGGCAAAGGGCGTACTGACTGACATCTTAATTGAAGAAGCTACTGAGATAACACAGGATGATTATAAGCAGCTAAAATTAAGGTTAAGGGGTGAATCGGGCGGCATCAATAAGCGTGTAACGTTTGTATTCAACCCTATTCTTAAAAGCCACTGGATATACAAGCTGTTTTTTAAGGGTTGGATAGACGGCAAAAACATATACAGGAAAAACGATCTCGTTATACTTAAAACGACTTACAAAGATAATAACTTCCTTGAACCGGATGATATTAAAAGCCTGGAAGACGAAACAGATGCTTATACTTACCAGGTTTATACTCTTGGTAATTGGGGCGTTCTTGGCGGCATTATCTTTACAAATTGGGTGGTTAAGGATTTAATTAATGATCCTATATTTAAAACATTTGATATATTTCATAACGGTCTTGATTTTGGGTATAGTGTTGATCCTACTGCTTTCAATCGCATGTTTTATCATGCTGCCACTAAGCATCTTTATATTGTTAACGAGTGGCACGAAACTGGGGTCACAAATGACAAGATCGCCGAGGCGTTAAAGCCGTTATTGGATGGTGATACTGTGGTGTGTGATAGTGCCGAACCTAAGAGCATAGCAGAGCTTAACAACTACGGATTAAACGCAACAGGCGCACGCAAGGGTAAGGATAGCGTGATACATGGTATTCAGTGGTTACAGCAACAAAAGATCGTAATAGACAGGCAATGTCAAAATACGATAAATGAATTTGAGCAGTATCATTGGCTTAAAGACAAGAATGGAGAAGACACAAATAAGCCGATTGATAAATATAACCATCACATAGAAGATATAAGATATGGCTGTGAGGAACTAATGCTTGACAGCGATACAGAGGTTGAACTCATAGGTGAAACGGCGGCTTCTTTAGCTGATTGGTAAGAAAAAGCTATTTTTGTAAACGCCTGTTATGTTGGCACTAAATGCCATGCCGTAACGGGCGGGGGACTTTCATTAAATGGGGGTTTATGAAAATAAGCGGCGATCTTGAAATTGATGCTGCAAATATAGTTTTATTACTATGCCAGCATTTACCAGATACCTATGAATATGCATGGGACGAATTAACCGATGATGAACAAAAAGAAATAAAAGACGTGCGGCGCTCAGTCGCCAATTTCTATGAGAGTTTAAAAACATAATGGTGATATATGTTAGCAGCAATTAAGCAATTATTCAAAAAAGAGGAACTTCCACAACCGACAACGGGGGAGATTGGTTGGGAGAACTCAAACCTCTATTCAAGCAAGGACTTTCCAAAATACAACCCTGATGACTTGATAGGACGCAAGGGGGCAGGCATATATAGAAAAATGATGCTTGACGACCAGGTTAAGGCGGTTGTGCAATTTAAGACCCACGCAGTATTAAGCCGTGGGTATTTTTTTGATATTAAGAAAGACGAAGAAACCGGAGAGCCTGACACAGAGCATGAAAAGATTGCCGATTTCTTTGATGGTATGATTAAGAACATAAAGGGCAGCTTTTCAGACAATCTAACCGGGATACTATCATCCACATATAACGGCTTTTCTATATCTGAGAAAGTATATGAGCCGTTTGAGCATGATGGAAAAGAACAGTGGGGCATTAAGGATATTAAGTTAAGACCATATGACTCATTTAACGGCGGCTTTAAAACGGATCCGCATGGGAACCTGTTAGAGCTTATTCAGAGCCAAGGCATGAAGTCCTCAAAGATACCATATGGCAAGGTTATTCATTTTGTGCATCAGCCTGACATTGACACCCATTACGGTGAAAGCGATTTAAGGGCGTGTTATAGAGCTTATTGGTCAAAAGACATAGCTATTAAGTTTCAGAATATCTATCTTGAACGAAGTGCATCCGGCTTTTTATGGGCTAAAGTGAGTGAAGGCACACTGACACCTCAAGAGAAAATAAACCTACAGGATGTATTAAAGAATGTCAGCACTGCAACGGGTATGGTAATGCCGTCTAAAGTTGATTTAAATTCAATTCAGCCGAGCAGAACAGCCGCCTATAATGAAGCCATTTCACAGCATGACAAATCAATAGCAAAATCAATCCTTGTGCCAAACCTTTTAGGCTTATCCGAGCAGGGTAACACTGGCAGCTACTCACAATCCCAAACACAACTAAACGCTTTCTTCTGGATATTAGACCACATTGCAAACAGGCTTTCACAGACCTTAAATGAGCAGCTATTCAAAGAGCTTGCTTTATGGAATTTCGGCACAGACGACTTTCCCTGGTTTACATTCCAGCCTTTAACTGATGAGCAAAAGATAGAGTTTGCCAAAGCGTGGACAGAACTTGTGAAGGGCGGATCTGTAACTAAGAGCGATTCAGATGAAGCACGTATCAGACAATTATTGAATATGCCTGAAAAGACCGAGGAAGAAGAACCAGAGGAAGAACCGACAGACGGTTTTCCCGATGAGCTACCATCTGAGATTCCTGACAATGAGGATTGGATAGACGCACAGCCTGATGATAAGGCTGATTTCATAAGGAAGGAATTTGCAGAAAAGCCGTGGTTGCAGCGGGTTAATTATGTCCAAATAGACGGCACATTCGACAAAGAAGAAACTAATTTTATAAATGATATTACAGACATATTAGCAAAAACACGAAAAAGCATTGAATATCAGATAGTCAAGGTTACAGGTGATAGATCGCTCGGTACGGTCAACACAAATGAATATACTGATATTTCAATACCTAAAAGTCAACTATCGAGCATCAGAAAAGCAAATAAAACGAACTTACAGGCCGCCTGGGATCAGAGCGCAAC